GCGCGTTCCCTCCAGTATTTGCCATTCTAGCCTGTCGTTGTCCTACCATACGCTACAATGGAAACTCGTGTTCACCTGCCACGTGCGGGAGTGCATGAACGGGCTGTAGCGCAGTTTGGTAGCGCGTCTGCTTTGGGAGCAGAATGTCGCAGGTTCAAATCCTGTCAGCCCGACCGGAAGCCTTGGAAACATTATGTTTCCAAGGCTTTATTTTTTCTTGGCCGTAGGCTATCGACACGATTCGACACGATGACCGCGCAACCTCCGCGTCTAGACGGTCTTCAACTGTTCAGCGCGCAGCTCGCCAATCGCGTCCGCCACATCGTCCAATCGTTCCGGCCAGAGAGCCGTGTATGTGTTCAGCGTGATGCTGGGTGAGGAGTGGCCGAGCTGCATCTGTAGGGTCTTCACGTCCGCGCCTTGAGCAATTGCAAAGCTCGCATAGCTATGCCTCAAACTATGGATGGTCACGCCCTCGTCCTCCATGCCGGCCAGTCGGACGGCCTTTCGCCAGACACGCGTCCGCCACGTGTTCGTCCACAGGTTCCCGCCTCTTGCCGCGCGGAACAGCCAGTCGTCGTCGCCCATGCCCTCCATCTGCCGTTCGATGGACGGTATGAGGAATCTGGGTATGGCGATGCTGCGCGGTTTGCCGTTCTTCGGCGTGCCCAGCACAAGCCTGCCTTTGCCGTCGTCGGTCCAAGTGCGGCGGATGCGCGCCCTGCGTGAATCCACATCCACGTCGCCGCATTTGAGTGCCAGCGTCTCGCCAATGCGGGCACCGGTGTATGCCTGCCAGCGGACGATCAGCCCGTCTACCGGCCGTCCTGCCCGTTCGGCCATGCCGGCCAGCAACTCCACCTCCTCGACGGTAAGGAACACCATGTCGTCATCGGATTGCGTGATGCGCGGCACGGTGACCTTTTCAATGGGGTTCTCGCCAATCCAGCCGTGCTCCAAAGCGAATTCCATGACACCGCCCATGACGACCTTGACGATGTTGCGGATGCTGCGTGGACTCAATGGCTTCGATTCGCGATCGTCCTGCAGTTCGGCGGGATACCCGCCTTCGGTGAGCTGCGTGACCCACTGTTGCAGTTCGTCGCGTTGGATTTCCCTCAGTGTGCGATCGCCCCACTTGGGGTTGATATAAACGCGCAATTCGCGGCGGTATCTGCCCAAAGTGCCCTGTTTGATATCCATCTTGCCGTCCGTCCATTCGGAGGCAACGTCCCGGAAGATGCGTAGTTCCTGCTGCGGGTCGCGGTATTTGCCGCGTCTGATGTCGTCCTCGATGGCCGCTGCGTATTCCTCAGCGTCACGGAGCTTGGCGAAGTTCCGTGATTTCTGGACGCGTTTGCCGTCTCGAAGCGTGTACCAGCGGCATCTCCACCGTGAGCCTTGGCCGTACAGCGCGGACCGCCATTTGTCGGGCACATTGGCTTTCATCGGATCCTTCGCATTGGCCAGCGACTGTTTCGCGGCCCTGCTGGGCGGGTTGCCGTCCTCGTCGTTTTTGAGCCATCTGTCGTCTACGAACGCTCTGGCCATGGTTGTCTCTTTCCGAGGATCCGCGCTACACTGTGCGTGGAACCTCATTTTGGTGAAAACGGAAATGCTGATTGTTGGTTCCTTGGGTTCCGTCCGACTGTGTTTGGGCGGAACCCTTTTTGTTTCCCGTCGCGGTATGTGGACGCTGAGCTTCTTTTATTGCACGCACACGCCGGAATCGTAGAGCAGCTGCCGGTAGTCGGACAATACCTGTACGGTCACGCCCAATTCCACGGCCATCATCCACGTGTTACCTTCGTACACTTCCTCGGCCATGCCGTAATCCACCGGTGAGATCAACGCCAGCGCGGTCTCCCTGCGGCAACGGCGCTCGCATTTGATTCCGTATCGTGTACCGCATCCTGGGTCATGGTGTCTGGCGTGTATGAGCTCGTGGCACAACGTGCAGCGGCGTTGGCGTTGGCTGAGCCAGTCGGCCAGCAGGATGAGCCTGTGCCGGTCGTCGTACAGGCCGCATATGTCGCGTGGGAGGTCGCGCGATACGATTGACAGTCCCATGGATTCCGCGCTCCGATGAAGGTCCGCAACGGTCTTGTTATCCACATTCCTCTCTTCCGAAAGTATTGTTTTTCGAGAAGTACTTTTTTGCTGTTTGTCAAGTTCCGCTTGACAGTTGGAGTGTCGTATGTGATGCTTGAATCAGCTCATCTACATGTTGTAGAAGGAGTCTTCGGAGTCGTCCTTAACGGGCGGCTCTAGTTTTTTATTGGATTCTTGTGCTGAATCTGGAGTTATATTCCTTTTCCAGCTTGTCTATGCTCCATTGGCGGTTTACGTAGTACGCGGTTATGAGTACCCAGTAATCCCTTCGTTCTCCTAGAACAACGAGATATTGTTGGTTTGGAAGATATATCTTCACTCGATCCTTGTTCTTGTCGTTTTTTCTCCATACCCAAGGCCGCGTGCATTGGGCGTATTCGCATATTTCGCAGAACGGATGATGCTCCACTACCGGTCTGGGCCAGCTGATGCGTTCGCTGCGTTCGGCATCCGGAAGCCGTGAGCCGGAGTTGTCCTGATTGCATGTGGTCAGATGCATGAAGGCTTCCGGATAGATTCCGTCGTAGGGCATTCTTTTGTAGTGTACGGGTTTCCCGTCGTATTGGAAGGACTCTCTGAACTCGTTCTGGAATACATGGAACAGTCGTTGCTCATACTGCTCCCATGTCTCTCCGTGCTCTTGATTCCAAGGAATCAATCCGGGCAGCCAATGCGGATTCATCTCGCCCTCCATACGAAATAGTTGAACTTGGTCTCCTTCAGCAGTGTGCTCCGGTCTAGTTTGTATCCCGACCGTTGAATGATTCGTTCGATGATTCGGCGCTTCGCCATGCTCTGATGCTGTTCCGGTAGTTTTCGCTGCGAACGGCATACTGCGCCGATGAGTATGTCGGTGAGCTGCATGATCTGTACTTCGTCGGAACGTATCGGCTGGATTTTCTGGATGATTCTGTGATCGTAATCGTACATGTTGTTCGAACAGACATCCCATAATTGGCTGACTCGAAAACTCGAGTGTGTGTCTTTGATGTCGACGAACACGTTATAGCTTTGCTTTGGATCGAAGATGACCTTGAGCATCTCGAAGTACATTTTGTAATACCAGGTGTTGTGGTCCTGATTGTATTTCTCGTGGTCAAGTAGATTCTTGTCCGGGATGAGGAGCGCGCGGAACGATATGTCATCGTCATCGAAGAAGTAGTCCACGAGATCCAGATAGAGCGGCAGCATACGGTCTCGTGCCTTTGCCCATTTCACCTCATTCGTGGCGCATATGCCATGTTTCTGCTTGATTTCTTTGATTCTGACGCATATCTCTTTGCGTTTATCTTTTGGCACGATGACGGCTCCCAGAGCCATGCTGTTCGAATCATCATGCTCAAGGTGACATGTCTCATCGCAATACAGGTTGTATTCAGTCATTCGTGTTCCTTTCAATCCATCAATCGTCCGGCGTTTCGGCTTCGAGGCGTGCGTTCGGATCCCTGTTGGCGGCCACGTCATAGTCTTCGGGGTGCGCGGCGATACGGTCGATGAGATCATCGGTGATCCGGGACTCGCGCTCGCGGGCCTTGTAGGCGCGGGCGGCCTCGATGATGTCTCGCAACGTGGCGACTGGATCAGCATCGCATGCTTGGCAAAGCAAAAGGAACTCCGATAGCTTGATCGGCGCTTTTCTGCCCTTTTCAATGTCGCTGATCCTGACGTGACTGACAGCGTTGTTCATCATCTCAGAGATGGTCCGATATGAATATCCAGAATCGGCAATGATCTTCGCAGCTGCCTGCTGTGAGGCGTAATCAAACGCCGTCCATTCGTACTTCGTAGCCATGTGCACAACGTTAGCACATGTTGACACGCCGCACTTGCGTAAGTTGTAAGCACGAGCTAACATCAGTCTCATCAAGTAAGCACGTGCTTACAGATGGAGGTGAAAACAGATGACGATCGACAAGAGGGTTGACTGCATCAAGCTCGCAAAAGCGGTTATCAGGCAAACCAGAAATGACGTTCTGATCAGCAAGACGCAGATGACTGATATTGCCGCCCGCTGCAATCGAAATCGGACAACTGTCAGCAGAGCACTTGATGCGGAAGACATGACATTGAGCATGTGGTTTGCCTCGGTCTCCGAAAGTGAGATCGATCCACTGCAACTCATCACCGAAAAAATTCAAGAGCAGTCGGCGCTCGCCGACGCATGAATCGAAAGGAGAACCCGAAATGAGCATCAACATTCCGGCCGAGACACCGGACGAATCCACGAACCCGATCTCCGTTGAGGAGTTCGAACGCCTGCACCCGGCGATGCTGGGCGCGATAAGAAAAGCCGTCCGCGAGGAACCAGCTCGAACGGTTATCGGAACAGTGGGCGACGACAGGAGGAGCCACCTGTCCAGCCTTGACCTGCGAGGAATCGGCATCGAGGTCGGACGGCAGTTGTCGGCCCGCGACATGACGACTGAAGTCATGGGCTCGATTCTCGAGCACATCAATCAGGCCGCGGACCGACTAAGCACGGAGATACAGGAACTCCGTTCAGAACTTATCCGAGAGCACGTCGAGACAGTAGGCGGCGGATGCCATGGAAGCATCCATCGAATCGAATCCCTTGGCGAGGAGGGAAAGCCCTTGGCACAGGGCTCTCATCCTCTCGTCGGAATCGGACGTTTCAGCGGCCTTCCCGAACACGGCGCTCGCCTTCGCGAAATCGGATCCATTGCTCATATTCTCACCTCCCTTCTTTGCGTGGGTCTGCTCATTCTCCCACTCGGCAGGAAGGGCCTCAAATGAGAGTGCTTCGAAAAAGCAAGCGGCGCTCGCCGAAGAGTGAATCGAAAGGAGAATCCGAAATGAGGAAGATGAAGAGATCCGATGTCCGCGAGTGGATTCCAGGTGAACCGCTTGAACGGGTCGACTTCGGCAATGGTTGCACGGGGATGAACAAGAGCCTTCCGAAAGAGCCGGGGAACGCTGGCGATTTCAAGCGTCTCATCTGGAAATGCCGCGCCATCGAAGCGGACGGAGGGCCATGCCTTGATGTGCTTCCATCCGAATACTGGATTGACGACGTGAAGCAGGGCGACTATTTCGATGTGGTCACCGACGAATCAAGTTACGGCCCATGCAGCTTCGGTGATGCGTGGTTTTATCTCGCTGGCGTTGATGCGGGATGGCATCTCGCCCGCAGGAAGCGTCATTCCGGTTTGTGTGCGACCTTGCGTGGCATATTCGATTCGTTGACTCATCGCCACGAGAACGCGACTGATGCAGAACCGTTGGTTACGGCCTCGAAGCCCTCTCGCGAATCTGCCGAACACTCTTCGAGCTGCGGTTCCACGCCTCCTTCTTTATCTCGGTCAGAGATACACGAATCTTATGACTGCGCGACATGTGGGACGACCGCCACTCAATCTCGAAATCATCGGGAAGTAGCAGCACCGCATTCTCGCCGGTGAAGCCGGTATGGCAGATCTGATTCGGTCTCAACCGCTTGGCCAACAGCGGCGTATAGGGGCTTGTTCCGAACGTTGCCTGAGGTGGGATTCGGACGTCATACATCGTCAGAGGTCCAACAAGCCGGAAATACACGATGCTGTTCGACGTGGAATCAAGAAAAGGCTCCAAATCGGTTTGGGACAAATCGTCCCTACGGCGAATGGAGTGGATTTGAAACTGCTGCAGAACGTTCCACGCCAAAGACGCCCCGGCGATGATGGTCGAAGCCCAGCCTGCCGGATCCTCAAGAAAACTATTCACAAACTCGATTCTAGGGAGAATCCAATGAACAATGAAATCCAGAAGTTCGATTTCAAGGGCGCCCCATTGCGTACCCTGACCGATAAGGCGGAGGAGCCCTGGTTCGTCGCCAAGGACGTATGCGACATCCTCGGGACAGATACAAGGGACTTACACAAGATTCTTGAGTCTGATGAAATCACCAATGTGGATAGTATCCACATTGCTCAGAATGGCGGTAAAGCTCCGCTCATCATCTCCGAGCCTGGTCTTTACCGTCTTGTGATGAAGTCTCGGAAGCCGGAGGCCAAGGAGTTCCAGCGTTGGGTGACGCATGAGGTGCTGCCGTCCATCCGCAAGCACGGCGGCTATATGGCCGGCCAGGAACGGATGACACCGGAACAGATGGCGTTGGCCAGCATGCGATGGCTGCAATCCAAGGTCGACGAACAAGCCAAACAGCTCAAAGCCCAGGAAGGCAAGGTCCTGTTCGCCAACGCGGTCGAAACCGCGAGGACGTCCATCCTTGTGGGCGATTTCGCGAAGATCCTGAAAAGCAACGGCATCGACATCGGCCCACGGCGCCTGTTCGCCTGGCTCCGCGAGCATGGATGGCTCATCAAGGCCAAGGGCTCCAGTTGGAACATGCCCACACAGAAGGCGATGGACCTTCACCTGTTCGAGGTCAAGGAGACGACCATCAGCCACTCGGACGGGCACACCACGATCAACAAGACGCCGAAGATGACCGGCAAGGGGCAGACGTATTTCGCCAAACTGTTCCTCGCGAAACCAACACAGGAAGCGGGTGCGTGATGCCGATCGATAACTCTCTTGTGCCGTGCCGCGTCGACAAGCCGAATCCGTTCGAGGCGCTGTTCGCGCTGATCTACATGGGTGTCGGAGCGGTCTGCCTGATTGCCGGCCTCCGCCGGATGGAACGTTGGGAGATCCTTTTCGGATTCGCGATGCTGATGGTCGCCTCGCAGGCATCCAACAGGTTTCTCGCACGCAAGCGGCTCTACGAGGGCTGCTTGGTGTTCTGCAAGCCGTCGGAAGTCACCCGGGAAGCTGAAGGAAAGATGCCCCGGACGCGACAAGCTGACGGGCACCCTCGGAAAGAAGCGCTGAAATGAACGGTTTCGCTATCTTGCTCTTCAGGTTCTCCCATACAGTGGGCTTCCCGGTTTGCGATTCCGCCATGTACAGCACTCCGAACAGGGCCTGCAGGGAGACCTTCAGGTCGAACTCTTTCCCGGCCGCGTATTCGTCGAGGTTGCGTCTCGCTTCGGAGATGAGGTCCAGTACGTACACTCGCAGCGATGTCGGCAGACTGTCGTCCTCTCGACCGCCTTCAACGCCTCGTCCAGGAACTCGGAGATTGTCTTGCGTTCCTCTTCGGCGATGGAGATCGGTAGCGATGGCGATTTGTCGGCGATGATCTCCAATGCCTGCGCCTCGGCCGCATCCAGAGGGACATCCCGTTGCTGGGAAGTCGAGAAACCGACCCAGTATCCGTTTCCCGAAGGATTTGTGTATGACTCCCACAGTTTCTGCCATATCTGCGGCATGACGCTTTTCGTTGTGCCCAACCGTCTGACATTCATCTTGATCAGATTGTCTAGGCACGTTTCGGCGTCATGCATCCTGCTGAACGATGTGGATATCCCATCGTCGAATTCATCATCCCTTTCCTCGATCTTGAAGAACTGCAGCATGTACTCGGCTGGGTTCATTGATGCTTCTCCTAACTGTTCGGCCCGCACGTCGCATATGCGGGATGACACCGATTTTAGGAGGGGGCTGGGCGGTTCTCCTAACGCCGCCCGGCATCACACACGCAAAGGAGGCGCGTGATGGAAGACGATACGACGTTCGCTGCGCTCGCTGAGGTCCTGAAACCGATGAACACGACGAAGGACATCGCGGACCGTTGCGGCATCAAGGAGGGCACCTTGGCGTACTGGCGTGGTGCGGGAATCGGCCCGAAGTTCGTGAAGGTCGGACGGACCGTCATGTATCCGAAGGAGCCGATGATCGCCTACTTCAAGGAACACCTCTACCAGAGCACATGTGAATACGAGGGAAAGGAGTCGGCATGAAAACGATTCGCAAGGCCTGCGTGCAGGCAGTGTTCGACGAGTTCGAGACCCAGGGCGAACTGGTCCACCCATTCAAGGACGGGGATGTGGAGGCCATGCGGGCGCTCGGCCACATCGTCGGCTACGTCGACCTTGACGTCACCGGAATCGTGGACCTCATCGTCGACACGATCAACAAGGAGCTGTGACATGGGCATCAGACAGGCCGTGAGGCTGAATCCGCCGGCGCCGCCGAAGTCGGGACGCCATGACCCGCATAACGTGCTGCTCGCGTCGAGTGGCTTCTACGTCCGGGTGGACGTGGACGGATCCGCCAGACTTATCGACGGCATCCAGGAGATAACGCTGGCGGAATTCACCGCCGAGGAAAGCAAAGACATCATTCACACGCTCGGCATGATCGGAGGAACACGATGACCGACAACGACTACCACATCGAAGACCGACTCGAAACCGCACGGAAGGCGGGGCGTCCGAACTACGCCTTGCGCCGCATGAAATTCGCGATTGCGGTCATCGGCCTGGTCGTGAGCGTGACGCTCATGCTCACCTGGCATGACTCGGGGAACATGGCCGGCGCGCTGCTGGTCGAGGGCGTGTATCTCGCCACCGCGTTGTGGCTGGTGGTGCGGTTCGCGTCCAGGGACGACGACTGAGGGGAGTGACCGATGAGGGAGATTCTGCCGCATTGGCATTTCAGTCCGAACGCTCCGGTCAAGGACGTCGACACGAAGAAGATGACGAGTGGTGACAGGGCGGTGGCCGGCGCGTGCCGTCGGGCGATGGAGAGCGAGGCGTGGAAGGAGCTGGTGATCCTCGAATCGTTGGGCGTGCGTTTCAACGGACTGGTGGGCCGGTTCGTGTCCGAGGTCGCCATGCCGGTGTTGGAGGTGATGCCTGGTGACAGTTTCCATCAGGGCGCGGCCGCGCAGTTGACGCACATGGTGAAGACCAGGGATGGTGGCGAGACCATCCGCATCATCAAGACTCTCGCCGTGAAAGGTAGGTTCTAATGGCTGGTGAGACGATCATCGCGGTGGTGGGCAATCTGACCGCGGATCCTGAGTTGAGGTCGACGAAGAACGGTCGGAGCGTGGCTGGTTTCACGATTGCGTCCACTCCGCGTACGTTCGACCGGCAGTCGAATCAGTGGGTCGATGGGGACGCGTTGTTCCTCCGCTGCACGGTGTGGGGTGATCTGGCCGAGCATTGCGCCCGTTCCCTCGCCAAGGGCATGCGTGTGATTGCCCAGGGAAGGCTGACGCAGCATTCGTGGGAGGACGAGCAGCATCAGAAGCGTTCTTCCATGGAATTGCAGGTGGACGAGATCGGGCCGAGCTTGCGGTATGCGACCGCGCAGGTGGCCAAGGCGCAGCGTGGTACGGCTGGAGCGTATGGCAATCCGTCCTCCGCTCCGGCGGGCTATACGGGCGGGGCCACCGCTGCCGGCACCTCGCTTCCGCCGTCCGACCCGTGGGGTCAGCCACAGGACAAATCGGCATCGTTCGGTGATTTCGGCAAGCCGGAATCGGAACCTGATTTCTAAGGATGAATCATGAGCATGGAGAATGTTCGGAAACTGTTGTATCACGAGTACGGGCTTGACCCTTATGAGCTTCGTCTTCTGATGATGGTGGCCGACTGGACCGGCGATGACGGCAAGGGCTTTGCGAAGAGCGCGAAAACCATCGCATCGCAGCTGCATATGTCGGAACGCACCGTGCACAACAAGCTCCGGTCCTTGCGTGAGAAGGGCTTTCTGAGATACGGCAACCAGCACATCGTCGACGATATCGCGCCAAACCGTCGTCCGAAGGTGTATGACATGCACCTGCCAAAGCAGAGGGGTGAACGAAATGCACCCCAAGAATTCAAGCCGAAAAGCAGGGGTGAACGAAATGCACCCCAAGAATTCAAGCCGAAAAGCAGGGGTGAACGAAATGCACTCCAGAAAACAGGCATGAATCAGGGGTGCAGCTGGCATGAATCTGGCATGAATCAGGGGTGCACACAGCGTGCAGACAATACTACTAAATCTATAGAAACAATAAAGACTATAGAGAGAGACCCGCGCGCGAAACCAACACCCATCCCAATCGACTGGAAACCCTCTGAGGAACACCGGGCGCTCGCCGACAGGCTCGGCGTCGACTGCGACATCGAAGCCGACAAATTCCGTGACAGGGCCCTCGACTCGGGAGCCCGCTCGGCCGACTGGAACGCGAAATACCGCAACTGGCTCGTCAAGGGCAAGGAACGCGGATTCGCCACACTAAAGGATTCCAACGTTCGCCGACGGTATACGTGGGGCAGCGAAGAGGTGAAACGCGTAGTCGGCTCGATAGCCTGCGAGGGCACGGACACGTACATGGAGCTCGCATGCAAGGTCGCCGACCTGCTCAACCAAGGCGTGGTGGACCCGGACATGCTGCGCCGTCAGCTCGCGAACGTGCCCGGCGACGTATTGGCCGAACAATTGTTCGAACAGGAGGCGGCGGCATGAACGCCATGACCATCGCACACATGGCCGGCATCCTCACCTCGGCCATCCAAGCCGCCGACCGATTGGAACTCGACGCGCTCAAAAGCCCGGCGCTCGCCGATATGGACCTTGACCGCATCCGCGATATCAAACGCGACTGCTCGACCTGCATCAACCTGCTCGAACAAATCGGAAGGGAGCGACGATGAGCGACCGGCAATTCCAGGAATCGAAACGCATCGCGCTCGCACGTCAGGGCTGGCATTGCCTTCGCTGCGGACGCAACCTGCACGACCCGAGCGTCTGGCCGGGCAGGAGCGGCCACCACCGGCAGCTGCGCCAACGAGCCAACCCGACCATGCGCGACCTGCCGTGCAACATCGTCGAACTGTGCGGGTCGGGCACGACCGGTTGCCATGCCTGGGCGCACGCGCATCCGGCCGAGGCGGAACGGTTCGGCTACATCATCCCGAGCTGGCGCGATCCGCTCAACGCGCCGATACGCGACTGGAACGGCGACTGGTGGTGGCTGCTGGATGACGGCACGGCGCAACGGCTCACGCAAATCGAAATCATCGAATGGCAAAGCAATTGGAAGGAAGAATCATGAGGAAACAGGACGAAGACCGGAACGGGAAGCCGGAGGCGCTGCTCTGGCTCGACTTCGAAACGACCGGCACGGACAGGAATGACAGTCTGCCGTTGGAGGTCGGCATGGAATGCACCGACGTGCTGGGCGAACATTCGTATGGATCCCTGCATCGCATCATCAGACCGGACTATCTCAACCTGTTGGGCATGAGCCCGATAGCGTTCTCCATGCACACGGACAATGGATTGCTGTTCGAACTGTTGAACGGCTCCGCGCACGACGACTGCGTGGGTGCTGTGGCGAACGCAGTGGAGGAGTATCTCGACTCCCTGTCGCAACGCTTCACGCTGGTTCCGGCGGGCACGAACGTGGACTTCGACATCGACTTCCTCAAACGCCTCGACCTGGCCCCGGACAGGTGGCTGTCCTACCGCAAGTTCGACCTGACCACGCTCCGCCGGTATTTGAGGTTTGTCGACTGTCCCGAGGATCCGTACGGGACGCATTCCGGCACGCATAGGGTGCGCGACTGCATCCGACGCGACATCAACGACTACATCCGATACCGCACACTCCTGAAAAAGACATGGTGACAACAAGGAAGGAAACACTCGAAATGAGAAAACGCAAACCATTCACACTCGCCGGCATCGGCGTGCCCGCCATCACCCTGTTCCTGCTCACTCCGGTATTCCTCCTCGCGCTCGCCGGATGCGGGAGCGCGTCGGAGCCTTCCACGACCGCGCATGCGGTCAGGTCCATCGACTGGCGGTGCTCCGACATGTACGACGACTTCAGCGAATGCGTCGTCACCCTGACCGACACGAGGAAAGTGGACTGTGTCGTCTACTCGGACTACAAGCAGGGCGGCCTGTCATGCGACTGGAGCCACGTGAGCGGCGCGGACAAGGAGCCGGCAAGATGAGCTACCAGGAAATCTATGAGCGGTACGCCATCTGCGACGAGTGCCACACAAGACTTTTCGTCGGTGATGCGACCGAAGAGGACGCCGACGCCGAGGCCGCCGACCACGGCTGGCAATGCGACGAGGTCTCAGACAGGCACTACTGCCCTTCCCACTGGCATCTCGAATGTCATGACTGCCAGGCCGCCGATAGTGGCGCGCCTGACGAACTCGAACAGCAGGGATGGCGTATCGATCGCGACTATCCGTGGGACAGCCTCTGTCCGAACCACCATCATCTCTCATGCCGCGAATGCCTCAAGTCGGAAATCGGACCATTGCACCGGCTCGAATACGAGGGATGGCAGACCAACTCCACCGACCCCAACGACAGCCTCTGCCCGGAATGCGCCAAAACAAAGAAGGAAACGAAATGAAAGTGAAGAAAACCCTCATGGACATGATCGTCAAATGGCATCAGGCCGGATACAGCCTCGATGAGATCTCGCCACTGGTTCCTCAAGTCCCCAAAGAGGAAATCAAAGCGATAATCCAACAACACTACGAATAACAAGAAACCCGACCTTCCGGCCGGGCTCCTGACACCACCAGAAGACTACCACGCCGGAGGGAATCGAACAAATGAACGAACAAAACAACGAATCCCAACCAACACCAAACCAGACACAACCACCACAAAACAACCAAAACAAGCCAGCGCTCGCCGGCATGTGCCGAGTGTGCGGCGGGGAGTGCCGTATCCAGGCCACGATGTGCGACAAGTGCGAGACCGCTTTGAGGGGATGGATCCACGACTATCCGTCATGGATCCAAGCCCTGCGCGAGTTCCTGGATTCGACGGCGCATTACGGAGGCCACCAGCCTGGACGTGTCAACCTGCAGTCCGCGCCCACGCCGATCAGACTCTCGGTCGTTGACCATCTGCAGGAGATCGAGGATGCGGTGACGGCGTTGTGGTGTCGATTGTATGCGCCGCCGGCCATGCCATGGGCCACAAGCATCGCGGTCCCGTCCATCGTCGACATGCTCAAGGCATGCTGGTCATGCCAGCGGTTGAACCGACTGCCGGACATCGGTTTGATCTGGCATGACTGGGAGCGGTTGGCGCGCAAGACGCTGGCCATCATCGACGTGCCACCATCCAGGCACGGCATCGGCAGGTGCCTGAATCCTCTGTGTGGAGTGGAGCTGAGTGCGGAGGTCGGCGCGGTGAGCGTTGATTGTCCGGTGTGCGGCAACGCTTATCGCGTGGTCGATGTGCGATTGGGTTTCCTGCGGGAGTGCATCGAATCGGGCAGGGCGTTCACGGCGGGGGAGTGTGCTGAGCTGCTGCGCGAATGCGGGTTCCAGTGCAATGCGAATACGATTCGCTCGTGGCGTAAGCGTGGCAGGCTTCAGCCGGCCGGTGAGAACGATAAGGGACGGCCATTGTACAGGCTTTCGGACGTGCATCGGCAGGTGCTGCGCCGCGATTCGATTTGACAAAATCGAAAGTGCAACGCAGAATTGTCAGTGGATTAGAGGGTTCAAACCGAGGTTACTTGGTTTGAACCCTTTTCATATCCGCCATGGATTCTCCTAACTCCCTGGGTTGCAGTCCCGTCCTGTCCGAACGGCATATCGGACACGCTCCGCCCACTCCCGTCAGAGTGGACATACCCCAATGTGGCAGGCAAGCCAATCCCGTGCTTCCGTGATGCGGTGATGCTCAAATCCGCCTGCCGGTATGCCTTCGTAGGAATCAGTGGTAGATCGTACCGGCCGCGAGTCTTTATTGGATTCTCTTCCTTGTGGCCGCGTGTGGACGCGGGTTCGAATCCCGCCGAAGGCACCCATGAAACAAACCCGGGGTAGGGGTATTCGCAGATGATGGGGAGCCCCTACAAGACACGGGAGTGTCCATATACGGGAGCCCCTATACCGGCATTCCAGCAAGCCAACGGCGAAGATAATCATTGATGCATCCATGACACCCCGGGGCTCATACATGTGGGGAGGCCACATGAGCAAGCGGCGTAACGAGCGTGTCAGCAACGGCTGGCGGCGCAGACAGCTCAGGGCAAGAGTGCTGGCCGCATACGACGTGTGTGCCATCTGTGGCAAGCCAGTCGACAAGACATTGAAGACACCACATCCGATGAGCGCCGAAGTCGACGAGCTCGTACCGGTCTCACGTGGCGGTGATCCATACAGCTTCACTAACTGCAGGCTCACGCACCGCAGATGCAACAGGTTCAAGAGTGACAAGACAGACGAACACGCACGAGCGCTGCTGGCTGGCAGACAGGAAGTGAAAGCAAGCTCGATGCCGTTCAAAACGTTCGGCATCTGACTCCGATACCAGGGCGGGGACCCCGGGTATGCCCCCTCCCGGTCGCCTCGGGTGCAGTGCCGATATTTCTCTTGAAATTTAAGCGTAACGAATTGTGTTACGCATACGTTGAATGAAAGGCGGAATATGGCCTTTTTCAAAGCGTCAGCATCTGACATAGAACGATTTAATAAATACTTCAGAAGCACTGACCCTAGTAAATGTTGGGAATGGAACGGTGCTCATCACCCAAAGGGATATGGCACATTCCGTCTGGCAAAGACGTCCGTTCCGGCACATCGCTTCGCATATGCATTGACTCATAACATGTTTATCCCAGATGGGATGGTGATTGATCATATCTGTCACAACCGTTCATGCGTTAATCCAGACCATTTGAGAACAGTAACGGTTCAGGAGAATTCCGAATATCGTGTTTCCTGTAATAAGAACAGCAAATCCGGAATCCGTGGTGTCTACTGGCGTAACGATCGAAAAGCATGGCAAGTTGAGGTTATCAAGAATAGGAAGGCATACAAGAGAGGTCCATTCAAGACGCTTGCACGGGCGGAAGCTGCTGCAACAAGATTGCGCGAAGAACTCGGGTTCCTCACTGGTTTTGGAATGAAGGAAACGCAATGATTTGCGAAGTATGCGGTAAGCAATTTAGGCCAAGTGGTAAGGGCAGCCAACAGAAATATTGCTCCGCGAAATGCAGGCAGAAAGACTATCGGCGTCGGAAAAAGAATCGGCCCGCACAGGACCGGAACGGTAAGCCGCCCGTCAAAGCCGTGGAAACGAAACAGAAGCCGGAAAGGGATCTCGACCAGCGGAGCTTCGAGAGGATGATGGACGGCAGCATGCTGGACATGCTGCGCGCCAACCGTGACCGACTGCAGAAGGCCATGGATGACACGTCCACACCGGCAAACGCACTGCCTGCGATCAGCCGCCAGCTCATCGACGTATGCGAACGCATCGAATCACTCCAGAGCGGAGGTCTGACCGACCTGTTGGACGATGAGGAAGACGAGGTGACGGACGATGTCGGAGCGTCGATTGTCTGAAATCGCCAAGGTCCTCCGCCAGCCGGAAGGCATCGTTGGCAGCGAGTTCACGCGAATCAACAAAGCCGCGCGCAAGGCCGGCATCCGTTTCGACTTGTGGCAGCAGGGCTTCTTGTGGCTTCTGTTCGCCAAGAACGCGGAAGGCAAGTATGCGTGTGGCGCGGACGGCGCCGTGCTGTCCAGCTGCAGGCAGATCGGCAAAACCTTCACCGTCGGCACCGCGTTGTTCCTCAAGGCGATACTCACACCGAACCTGAAAGCCATCTGGACCGCCCACCATACGCGCACCAGCGACGAGACATTCGCGGACATGTGCGAGATGGAGCATAATCCAGTGCTCGGCCGGTACGTGGAACGCATCCGCAGAGCAAACGGCCAACAGGAGATCACGTTCACGTCCGGCAGCCGCATCATGTTCGGCGCCCGTGAAAACGGCTTCGGCCGAGGATTGCACAGCGTGGACGTGGCTGTGTTCGATGAAGCGCAGATTCTCACAGTGCGCGCGATGGACAACATGATTCCGGTTTTGAACACGAGTCCTAACCCTCTGGTCGTGTATATGGGCAATCCACCCAAGCCGGGAGACCAGTGCGAGGCGTTCACGGAGAAACGCATGCACGCGCTGAACCATGACGGAAACCTCCTCTACGTGGAGCTTGCCGCCGACAAGGACGCGGATTCGGACGACCGCGAACAGTGGGCTAAAGCGAATCCCAGCTATCCGAAACGTACAAGCGAACAGGCAATCATGCGCATGCGCAACAACCTGTCGGACGATTCATTCCGTCGTGAGGCGCTTGGCATATGGGACGAGACCGCCACCGCATACGCCATCAGCCCCGACCTGTGGAAGGCCGCGGCCATCGACGACGTGCCGGATGGAGGAACCGTGAGCTTCGGCATCGACATGCCTCCGGACAGGAGCGTGCTGACCATCGGAGCCGCGCTACGGTACGCGGACGGTTCGGCCATCATCCAGATGGCGAACATCAAGGACGCGCGGCAGGCGGGAACCATGTGGGCCGTGGACTGGCTCGCCGAACGCTGGCCGAAGACCGCCAGCGTGGTCATCGACGCGCAGTCGCCCGCCATGAGCCTGCTGCCGGAACTGAAGAAAGCACATGTGAAGGTCACGGTCACGAACATGCAGGAGATGGGCCGCGCATGCGGCCGGTTCCTCGACATGCTCAAAGCCGGAACGCTCAAGCACCCGCGGGACGAATACCAGCCGCAGCTGGCCGCAGCCGTCAAGGGCGCGACCACGCGCCCATTGGGACAGTCCGGCGCGATCGCCTGGAACAAACTCGGCAGTGACATCGACATAACCCCGCTCGTATCCACCACACTCGCCCTGTACGGGGCGTGCACGACGAAGCGACATCCGGGAAGACGACAGATCATCGGAGGAATCTAAATGAGCGACATCCAGACAACGGCAGCGCCGGACGGGTGGAAACCTACGGGAGGAGCCGGAACGGTGCCGAAACTCGTCGTACCGACGCACATCGACGGACTCTCCGGTGAGGAGAACGCGTTGCTGCGTGAACTCGCCGAGGTGTGGACGCGCCATGCGAGCCGCAACCGAACACTCACCGCTTACTACGAGGCCAAGGAGCCACTGGTTGATTTTGGACTGACTGTGCCGAAGTCCATCAAGGATCATTACACGCCGCTTGGGTGGGCGCGCAAGGCTGTGGATATGCTCGCTGAGCTTTGCGTGTTCGAGGGATTCGTCTCGCCGGGCGTGGACGACCCGTTCGAACTGCAGGACTTCATGAGCCGCATCGGATTCACTAGCGTTCTGCAGCAGGCCATCCAGACTGCGCTCATTCACGGCTGTTCGTTCCTCAGCGTCGTCCGGGACTTCGAAGGAAGACCGCTCATCCGCACGCATACCGCGGAAAGCTCGGCCGCCGTCTGGGATTACCCTAACCGGCGGGTCAGGGCGTGCATGGCCATCACCGACGTTGACGACAACAATGAGGCCACCGGACTCGTGCTCTACATGCCCGACCGCAACATCAGCGTGCAGCGCCGTCTCGGCTACTGGTGGCGCGTGGACGATGAGCAACCCACCATCGACAACGAGTGCAGTGTGTTCCGCCTCGCCTACAAGGCTACCGAGGTCAAACCGTTCGGACGCTCCCGCATCAGCCGGGACGCTATGGCCATCATCGACGGCGCGAACCGCACTATCGTGCGCGCCGAAGCGAATGCCGAATTCTACGCGTTCCCAAAAATCCTGCTGACAGGCACTTCCGAAGAACTCGCCTCGTTGGGCACGGACGACGCGTTAAAGCTTTATATGGGTCGCTACAACATGATCAGCAAGGACATCGACGGGCAGTCCCCGACCGTGACGCAACTGGCCGCGTCGAGTATGGACCCGCATCTGACGATGCTGAAAAGTTGGGCGGCGATGTTCGCCAGTGCGATGAACATTCCAGCCAGCTCGCTAGGCATCGTGTCCGACGCGAACCCGACGTCCGCCGACGCGACCGAGGCACAACGTGAGGACCTGATTATCGAGGCGCGCCATTGCGACCGGGATTTCGGTGAATCGATCCTGCAGGCAGCCCGTCTTGTGGCGCGGATGCAGGATCCATCCGTGCCCGACGAGGAGCTGATGAAACTGCAGGTCGACTGGAAGAACCCGAACACGCCGTCGAGCTCCATGAGCGCCGACGCATTCAGCAAGCTCGCTGGAAGCATCGATTCGTTCGCCAACAGCGAGGTCGGCATGACACGCGCCGGATTGAGCCGAAGCGAGATCGTCCGGCTGAAGGCCGACCAGCGCAAGGCCCAGGCCGGTCAGGTACTCGATCAGATTCGAGGCATGCGCCAACAGACGGAGCAGCAGACCGATACGGCGGCGAGGGAAGGCGGTATGAATGAGCCCGAACAGTCTGAACCTGCCGCCGGAACGACGCAGAAGGCTTGAACTCGACCTCAATGATTTGTACGAGGATTACACGGACACCATGAGCCGCCTGCAGAAGGAGGCCGGCAACAGTGTCTCGGGCCTCGTCTGGGACGGTGAAAGCCAGGAGCTCATCAAAGCGGAGATCAACCGGTATGCCGACGCCGCCAGCAGGCTCGCATCCGACTACTACGGCCACGTACGCGACCTGTGGGCGCAGTACGGCGGAATCGATATGCCGGAATACGAGCCGCCTTCCATCACCGCCGACCGCGCGGTCTGGCAGATGGAAGGCGGTTTCAACAACACTGACTTCATGGGATTGCACTACAAGGATGTCATTCCAGATGAAAACGGAGCCGTTCACAACAACGCCGGAAGAACCATCGACGACCTGTGGCCCACGTTCGCTGACGAGGAGCGGGCGCTGGAATACGTGCAGAATCTGATTCAGACCGTCGGGCGGCTGACCATGCAGAGGGCTGTGGCCAACGATCCCACCAAGCCTCGCTGGGCGCGTGTGCCGCGAGGGGCTAAGACATGCGCGTTCTGCCTTATGCTCGCCTCGCGTGGCTTCGCCTACCTGAGCGAGGACACCGCCGGACGGCAGATGCAATACCATACGGACTGCGACTGCGACATCGTGCCAAGCTGGGGCAGCAGCAAACTCAAAGGATACGATCCGGACAAGTATCGTGAAATGTACCAGGCAGCCAAGGCTGCGGCCGGCGATGACGGCGACTGGCGTGACACGCTAGCCCAATTGAGACGCATCTATCACGATGAGGTCAATGATGGTGTGACTGCCCAACCGATGATTCGATGGAGCGGCAAATCGATTCCAATCAGCGCTTCCGAACTATCGAGATTGTCGGATTATAGCGTCAGGATGCCTGGAGATAGATTCTCCAACGACGAGAAGATCGCGGCTTTGATGGATTGGACCGGAGACAGCTACAAAAGTATCAACGGCTACCTGTTCGGCGGACGAAACCCGTCGAAAGACGTCATCCATCAGGTCGAATGCATCGACGAAGCGATATCCGACCATATCACCCGAGAACGTTTCACGGTCGACAGGCAGATGCGGTTGTCGACGTTCCACGTCAACGACATGGAGTCGCTTTTCGATTTGAATACCGGTCGCACCTTCGAACACATCGGCTACATGGCCACCAGCATCAAGGAGGGAGGCATTGACGTTGATGGGGAAGACCGCATCGCCACAAGAATCCTGGTACCGCCGGGAAGCGCCGGCGTGTATGTGGAGCCGATCACTCAGCATCCGGGAGAATACGAAATTCTTCTGCCGAGAGGAAGGGCTCTTCGTTTCGAAGGGCTTGGAGCATCCGACGGCAGACCGATCGTTTATCTGAGACTGCTATGATTGAGCCTATGGATCGTTCCGACCGTTTCACGTTTATGCCCGGTGATTTGAAGGAAGTCACCGATGAGCGCCATCTTGCGGAAATCAAACGCAAGTATGGCGATATCTCCATGCCACAGGACGAATATGAATGGGTCAGGAACGAAGGAAAGAAGCGCTGGTCCGTCGGCGACTATGTGTCGACCGACGAGCTGCGGTCCGAATACGCGCGAAGAAAAGCGCTGGGAAATCTCTGAATCCCAGAAAGCCATCACGTCGAAACGTGATGGCTTTTCTTTTACCTTTCACACCCCAGCGATGGGGCGGGGCGCAGCCATGCGCGAAACCAACAAGAATGGCCGTCAACTCGCCGGCGTCAGGCGTGGAAACCAAGAACAAGCAAAGGAGCCACCAACCATGGCAGAAGAAAACCAGACCGGCGCGGACGGCCAACAGGAGCCGGAACAGCACTCTCCGGCCCCAAAGGACGTGAACAACGCGAAGCTGAGGACCTTCACCCAGGAGGAAGTCGACCGCATAATCAACGAGCGTCTCGGCAGGGAACGCGGCAGGAAAAGCGACTACGAGGAGCTCAAGGAGAAGGCCGGACAGACTGCCGACCTCGAATCGAAACTCTCCAAGGCGCTCGAGGAGAACGAGAAGCTCAAAAGCGAAGCCAAACAGGCCGAACACGAGAAGGAGCTCTCCACGATACGCGCCAACGTCGCGGCCAAACACGGCATCACCGACCCGAGCGTCCTCGCGGGCGACGACGAGAAGCAGATTGGCGAATACGCCGAGAAACTCATGAAGGTGTTCGCCGACATGCGTTCCCGCGGCACGGTTGCGGACCAGAGCGCCCGCACCGGACAGGCCAAGGCTAAACATTCCAGCCGCGAGGACTTCGTCAACGCCATGAGCAACACGCTCCTGTGAGCCAACCAGCAAACAACATTCATTTGAAAGGACAAACCATGACAGATCCGTCCATGACCCGAAAAAGCAACGGTCTAGACCTCACTCCTGAAACCCAGGCGGAGATCTTGCAGACCGCAAAATACAAGAGCGCGTTCATGCAGCTCGTGCCGGAGATGAAACTGCCCGGCAACGGTGCTCGCGTGCCGATCATCATCGGCGACCCGGAGGCCGCATGGGTCAATGAGGGTGCGGAGAAGCCGAAGAGCGGCGTCACCTTCGGCAAGAAGGACATGCTGCCGTACACCATCGCGGTCATCATGCCGTTCTCCAACCAGTTCCGCCGAGACTTCGGCGCTCTCTACGACCAAGTGGTCGCGAAGGGTCCGGGAGCCATCGCCCGCACGTTTGACAAGACCATCATGGGTCTCGTCGACGCTCCGGGTGCGGACTTCGACACCCTGAAGAGCGCGCAGACCGTCAGCATCGGCAAGGACGTGTGGAAGAACCTGAACAAAGCCGACGACCTCGTGTCCGAAGCGGATGGAACCGTGGACGGTTGGGCGTTGAGCACCCAGGGTCGCAGTGTGCTCCGGCAGGCGACCGACAACAACGGACGCCCCCTGTTCCTCAACGGCACCGCCGCCTCCGACGTGAGCACCGTGCTCGGCAACCGCACCTACATCAGCAAGGGCGTTCACGTGCCCGCCGTATCCGAGACACCGGGACCGGCCAAGGCAGAGATCCTCGGCGTGTGCGGCGAATTCTCCTCCGCCGCATGGGGTTCCGTCGAAGGAATGCAGACCAGCATCTCCGACCAGGCGTCCATCACCATCGACGGCAAGCAGGTCAACCTGTGGGAGCACAACATGTTCGCCGTGCGAATCGAAATCGAGGTCGGCTTCCGTATCCGCGACATCAACCGCTTCGTCCTGCTCACCGCCTGACGGAGTCCGACATGACTGTCGAACTAGACGTGTTCGCCACCTCCGTCGACCTCGAACAGAGGTGGCACAAACTCACCGACGAGGAACGTGAGAAGGCTGACACGCATCTCGCGGACGTGACCGACTACATCAAGGAACGCTCCCCGAGCTGGCAACGTCTCCAAAAAGAACGGCCACGCCTGCTGACGAAGATCACCTGCGACATCGTCCGCAGAATCATGCAGGCCGACCCGTACGACATTCCCGGCGGCATCACGCAGATGAACCAGACCACCGGCAGCTTCAGCGAACAATACAGTTTCGGAGCGCCCACCGGCGATCTCTGGCTGCGCGACGACGAGAAACGCATCCTTGGCATCAACGCTCAGCGCGCGTTCAGCGTCGACATGGCAACGGGGGAGACGTCCTAGTGGAAACCATCGAAGTGTGGCGCGGCCAGTCCACCACCGACACGGACGGCAACCCCATCCAGGGCAAACCCGTCCGCGTCGGCACGTTCCAGGCGATGATCGCGCCAACCTCTACCACCGACCAGACCGAGGAGAACGCCAGCCCGCAGACCATCGAATACACGATCCACATCCGCGGCAGCCAACCGACAGGCATCCAACCAGCCGACCTGATCAAAGTCAGAGGCATCCTCCTGCCCGTCAAAGGAAAACCGCAAGTATGGAACAACACCCACGGGCGCCACATCGGCGACGTCATCGCCGTCGGAGAACGAAAAGGATAAACCATGGCCAAACGATGCAGATTCGTGTTCAACCGCAAGGCGTTCAGCCAACAGGTCCTCAAAAACGAGACATTGCGCTCGCGCATGAGGGACGCGGCCGAGGCCGCCGTAGAGGATGACCGTTGCATGGTCCGCGACCATGACGGCAAGAACCGTAGCGGCGTGGCGATCATCTGCCCGGCACCGGTGGAGAAGGCGCACGGCACGCTAGAGGACACGCTCGGAAGGATGCGCGTATGAGCATCCCGGTCACTCCCCGGCGCACGGAACCCCTGCTCCTGCCCAAACTGAGGACACTGTTCCCGGACGTGACGTTCGACACCATCGAACGAAGCGACCTCGAACCTCCCTTCACCGAAGCCACGCTGGCCGACTCCATGCAAGGCATGAGCACCCCAATCTCGCAGTACGTGCGGCTGCGGCTGAGCGTGCGCTGCATGAGAGAGGACCATACGGGCGACTGGGACAAGGCCGCACGCCTGTGGGCCGACATCGCGAGGGAGATCATCGGGCTTGGAACCGTCGCGCCGCTCATCGACGCGTCACTCGAATCCGGGCCGGTACGCATGACTGACGAGGACAAGAGGCTGGTGTGCGCGTACGGAGTGCTCCTGCTCGAGGTCACCGTCAACTGAAACACAACCAAAGACAACGTGCCGCCACACGCGAAGAACGGAAAGGTGCAGACGAATGTCTGACAACAACGAAAAAACCACCGTCGCCGCGCAGGGCGCGACCGACTACGGGTACGTGTCCAGCGGCAACACCGCAGGCAACGTGCGCCTGATCAAGAACTACGCGCTGTTCCTGTTCCCCAAGGGCGACAGCACGTTCGTGGCTCCGACCGGAGTGGCCTGGACCCCGCCGGCAAGCAAGAAGCCGATCGGCTACTCCACGGAGGACGGCGCCGTACTGCATCCGGAACCGGGCGACAGCACCGACTACAAGGCCCACAACGGCGACATCGTGCTGTCCGACACGGATCCGGGCTACTGGACCCTGCAGCTCGCCGCCATGGAGGGCCGCAAGGATGTGGTGTCGGCCTACTTCGACGTGGACGTCGATTCGGACGGCGGCATCAGCATCAAGGGCGCCGGATTGAAGAAGGAGTGGATCCTCGTGCTGGTCGCGCTCGACCAGCAGGACCGTCCGTTCCTCCTGTACGGCACCAACGCGAAGGTGAGCGACCGTGACGACGTGAGCCTGAAATCCAGCGAGATCATGAACTTCAGCATGACGTTCAAGATGCTCAAGGGCACCAACGGCGAACAGTTCCACGCATGGGGCCTCGTCACTGAAGACGCCAAGTGACCCATTGATTCTTCCCGTGCGGCCGATGGCGGTCGGCCGCACGGGACACCCATTCAACCGCCAACCATTAGAACGGAGCCAACATGAGCGACAAAGAATACCATGTCGTGGACGTAGACCTGACCGAAGCGGAAGAGCTCAAACCCGACGTGCACCTCGAGGTCGCCGGCGTCAAACTCGACCTGCCGAACCTCAACAACGCGGAACTGCCCATCGAACTCGTCCAGGCCATCCTCCTGATCAAAAGCAAGCCCGCATTGTCCGACGAGGAAATCACGGCCTGCGTGAGCACGTTCCTCGCCTACTTCCAGACGATGCAGCCGAACTTCTGGAACGTGCTGCGCAAGACCAAACGTCCGATGGCCTACCTCACCGCGACCATCAAGGCGTGGGCCGAGGAATCCGGACTGGACCCAAAAGCGTTTACCTCGCCCACCTCTGGAACAACAATCGCGCAGCACTAGCCTACGACTGGATCCGAGCGTACGGGCAGATCTACAGGCCCGTACGCTTCCGGGAATGGGTTGAAGGCCAACGTCCACGAGTCGATTGGGGACTCGCCTGGGCGTTGACCCGCGAAATCCTCAAAGACCATACGAGTCACTCGTGGATGGCGTTGCAGAACGCCGTCTACGCGCCCGACGGAGCCGAACAGGCGGTCTGGACGCTGTCCGGACAACGCAAACGCCCATGGTTCGACCACGAGCACGACCCCCTCCGCCAGCCGACACCGGCGCACAACCTCACCCGCCGTCAACGCGAGGACAGGGAACGGCTCAAAGCCTACTTCCACATCAACGACGACCTCTGATCCCGACCGCCATCGGAATCCCGACACACAGCAAGGAGCACGATGGCAGCACAGGACATAGGCGTCGCATACGTCCACGTCGAACCATCCGGCAAAGGATTCGGCAAAAGCATCGAAGGCGACATCGGCGACGCCGTCAGCAAAGCCTCTAGGAAAGGCTCCAACACCCTCATCTCGAAGATCGGCGGAGCATTCGGCAAAATCGGCAAGGTCGGCACAGGCGCGATCGCCACCCTCGCCGGCGGCATCACCGCACTGGCCGCCAAGGGCGGCTTCACGCGCGCCCTCAACATCGAGAACGCGCAGGCCAAGCTCAAGGGGCTGGGGCACGACAGCGCCAGCGTCACCGAGATCATGAACGACGCGCTCGCATCCGTCAAGGGCACCGCGTTCGGACTGGGCGACGCCGCGACCGTGGCGGCCAGCCTGTCCGCTTCCGGCGTCAAGGAGGGCGGGGAGCTCACCCAGGTCCTGAAGACGGTGGCGGACACGGCACAGATCAGCGGCCGTAGCCTGACTGACATCGGCACGATCTTCGGGTCGGTCGCCGCGCGAGGAAAACTCCAGGGCGACGACATGCTCCAGCTCATGTCGAGCGGCATCCCAGTCCTCCAAATGCTCGGCAAGCACCTGAACAAGACCAGCGCCGAAGTGTCCGACATGGTCTCGGACGGCAAAATCGACTTCCAAACCTTCGCCGACGCCATGCAGGAAGGCCTAGGCGGCGCCGCACTATCCGCAGGCACCACATTCACCGGCGCCCTGGCCAACGTGAAAGCCGCGTTGAGCCGACTCGGAGAAACAGCCGCCACACCAGTCCTCGACGGCTTACGCGGCCTGTTCAACCAAGCCATCCCACTCATCGACACATTCACCGCAGCCGTCACACCAACCCTGCAAAAAGTCGGAGCGGCACTCCAACAAGGTCTCGAGAACGCGATACCCGCCACACAGGCGAAACTCAAAAACCTTGGCGACACGATCTCCAACATCCCCGGCTTCCAGATGCTCGCCTCGGCGACGGCCAGCCTCAAAAGCCAACTCACTGGCCTCTGGAACGCAATCACATCACTCATAGGCGGACTCAACAATGGCGGCGAAGCCGCCACAATGTTCTCCACAACCGCCGGCGCGCTCGCGGGAGTGGTCGCTTCGGTCGCGCAGGCGTTGTCGAACGCGGCGGGATGGGCGAAGACGTTCGTCAACACGTTCATCGAGACGGGCGCGTTGCAGCCGTTCCTTGAAAGCCTGACCGGCGTCATCTCCGGATTGGGCTCGCTGGTTTCCGGATTGGCGGCCGCGGTCTCGCAGGCCTTCGGCTTCAACGACAGCGCGCGCACCGCCAGTTCCGCGGCGCAGAGCTTCGCCGGACTGTTGAACACTTTGACCGACGTGCTCATGACGGTGGGAGGCTGGCTGCAGTCGGTCGGACAGTGGGCGCAGCAGAACGGCGCACTGGTATCCGGCGCGTTGAAAGCCATCACCATTGCATTGCTCGCGGTCAAAGGCTGGGATATCGTCTCGGCCGGGCTGAAGACAGTTTCCGGTGGACTGAAGGCCATTTCCGCGACTGCCTCCGGTGTGGAGAAGACCGCTACGGCCACGTTCGATTTGATTGGCAAGATCTCCGACGCGGGAAGCGCGGCTGGAGCACTGAAGCAACTCGCCGGCTCGTTCAATATTGTCAAGGCAGCTCAATCGGCGTGGAGCGCGGTGACCAAGGCTGCTACCGCCGTGCAGCTGGCATTCAGCGCTGCCTTGGATGCGAATCCGATCGGCATGCTCGTCGTGGCCATCGGCGCGGTCGTGGCCGCGCTGACATGGTTCTTCACCCAAACCGAAACGGGCAAACGACTCTGGAACAGCTTCGCCACATGGTTCATGGGAATCTGGAACCAGATCAGCACCGCATGCCAGCCAATCCTGCAAGCCATCGCCATATTCATCACCCAGACCATGAGCCAAATCCAACAAATCTGGCAAACCGGATGGACACTCATCACCACCATCCTCCAAAACGTCTGGAACACGATCGGCCCCATCATCATGATCGCACTCACCGCGATCATCACCGGCATCCAAACATTCATCACCACCATCACACCACTCCTGCAAGCCGGAATACAGAACATCCAAACCATCTTCCAAACCGCCGCCACCATCATCAGCACGGTCTGGAACGGACTCTGGAACACCATATCCACCGTCGTACAAGGCGCATGGACCATCATCACCACAATCATCAGCACCGCACTCACCGTCATCCAAAGCATCATCCAACTGGCGCTCGCGGTCGTCAACGGGAACTGGAGCGCCGCATGGTCGGCCATCCAGGGCATCGCGTCGGCAGTGTGGGGCGGCATTCAAGGCGTCGTTTCCGCGGGAGTCGGCATGGTCAGCGGAGTGGTATCCGCCGCATGCTCGACAATCCGGAGCGTGTGGACCGCGTTGTGGAATGGCGTCGGAAGCATCGTGTCGAGCGTCTGGGGCGGCATCGTCGGCACCGTAAGCAACATGGTTGGCCGTGTCGGGAGCGTCGTGAGCGGGATCGGCGGAACCGTCCGGAGCGCGGTGTCCGGCGCGGGAAGCTGGCTGGTGGATGCTGGCCGCAACATCATCCAGGGATTGATCAACGGCATCACAGGAATGGTCGGCTCGTTGTATTCCAGCATCACCAACGCGTTGTCGGGCTTGGTGGACAAGGCCAAGAACGCTTTGGGCATCCATTCCCCGTCGCGTGTGTTCCGCGACGAGGTCGGCGTGATGGTCGGACGTGGCATGGCATTGGGCATCGACGATTCCGCGCATGTGGTCAGCCGTTCCATGGATTCGCTCGTCTCCACGATGAGCCTCTCCGACGCGGACTGGTCGAAGACCGGCAGGCTGAACGTCACGGCCGGCACCGGCGCCAATGCCGGCGACGGCGATCTGCGGGAACTCATCGCGGCCGTCGAATCGCTGCACGACGACCTCGGATCGATCATCGCCAGGTACACGCCGACGATAGGGGACCGCGACTTCGCAAGGAAGGTGAGAAGTGCAATCGCTTGAATACGTGTGCGCGGCCACAGGTGAGCGCATCGGCTTCGAGGGGCCGCTGTACGGCGAGACGCTCACGGGACTGCGAGCCCGCGTCTGGGACTACAGCCTCGCCTCACGTGGCATGACGGGCATCACCCGCAAGGCACGCGAGGCGACAGTCACCGTGAAGATCCACGATTCTCCAGCCACGCTCGACCTACTGCGCCGCCTCGCGGACGCCGACATGGCATCCGGGAACCCGGGCACGCTCGTGGCCGACGGCGAATGGGAAGCCAAAGCGTGGATCACGAAAAGCGAACCGCAATCCATCACGCCCACGATGGTCGAGACGCAGTTGACCATCGTGCTGGCCGATGGCGTGTGGCGCCGTCCGACCATGACGCATTTCACGCCGCGATACGATTCCGGAACCGCCGACCTTGACTATCCATATGATTATCCGCATGATTTCGCCGGCATGGCATTGGGTGCCGAGATCGTCAACGACACGTCCATCCCGCAGCCGGTCAAGCTCACGATATTCGGACCATGCGCGCAACCGTACGTCATCATCGGAAACAACCGGTACGAGGTCGACGTGACCGTGCCATCCGGCTCGCGTCTGGAAATCGACGGCACCGGCGATGTCAGGACCGTCACCATGGTCAGCGGCACAGGTCTCGCCACAAACTGCTTCGCGCAGGCCGTGCGAGGGTCGGGCAAGGATTCCGGCCGGTACGTGTTCCAACCGCTCGCGCCCGGAACACAGCCGATCAGCTGGCCGGGAGGATTCCAATTCGACTTGACGGTCTGCGAGGAAAGGAGCGAACCGCCATGGACCTGATCGTCACCGACGCCACAGGCAAACCCGTGGCGAGCCACGCCTCATACACGCTCGACCTCGCGTTCGGTAGCGGGGAGAACGACTTCGACCTGCAGGTCGAAGACGCCGCGCTCAAGGCGGGGAGCCGCATCATGATCGACGGCACCGAGTACGGCGGCATCATCGACGACACGGATGTCGACGTGGACGGAGGCCTGTCCACCGTCACATGGCATGGCCGCGACTGGCATGGAGTACTCGCCTCGAAGATCATCGAACCGGACGGGAACAACGATTACCTCACCCTGTCCGGCACGATTCCCGTCATCATGCGCACGCTCGTCAGCCGTGCGGGATTGCAAGGCCTGTTCACCGTCACCGACGAAAGCGCCGACCACAAGACCACCTGCCAGTTCGACCGGTACGTGGACCTGTACAGCGGTCTGGTCAAGATGCTCAGGGCAAGCGGACTCAAACTCCGGTTGCGTAATGACGGCGACAAGGTGGCCATGAGCGCCATGCCCGTCCGCACGATCGGCGACAGCATCGACTCGGACCTCATCGACTTCACCGCCAAACAGGCGGCGCACCCTATCAACCATCTCATCTGCCTGGGCAAGGGCGAACTCAAGGACCGTACCGTCATCCACTGGTACGCCGACGCGAACGGCACGTTCAGCCACACGCAGACACTCAAAGGGCTTGACGAACGCACCGCCACATACGAGTTGTCCAACGTCGAAGCCGACGAGCTCGAGGACAAGGGCAGGCAGAAATTCCAGGAACTTCGGAACACCAGCACCATCGACGTGGACATTCCCGACGGCATCGACGCGGACGTCGGCGACCTGGTCACGGGCCGTGACAACAACACGGGCCTCGTCGTCACTGCCGAGATCTCCAAGAAGATCGTCAAGGTTTCTGGAGGCGTGCTCACCGTCACCTACGAATCCGGAGGCGCCAGCGCCGGCGGCAACAGCGGAGAATCCTCCATCGGGGATGGTGGCCACGCCTACTACGCTGGAGCCGGCCTCAAACTCGACGCCTGGACGTTCAGCGCCGACGTGACCAGAAACGACATCGACTCGCTCAACAACGCATTGTCGGGTAAACAGCCGAAAGGCGACTACATCACCGGCCTGAAAATCGGTTCGGTGGACACGCTCGCCCCCGGTGCACAGGCAAGCGCGTCGCTCACGGGCGCCGGCAGCGACAAAACCTTGAATTTGGGGCTTCCGAAAGGCGACCAGGGTCCGCAAGGGGAGAAGGGCGACAAGGGCGACACAGGACCACAGGGGGCCACCGGAGCGACCGGACCCACCGGTCCTCGGGGAGAGAAAGGAGCGACCGGGGAGCGAGGGCCGCAAGGCGTCGCCGGTCCCGAAGGCCCGCAGGGACTGCAGGGGATACGCGGCGAGAAAGGCGATAAGGGTGATGCCGGCGCGATCGGCGCGGCGGGACCGCAAGGCCCGACGGGTTCCACAGGTCCGCAGGGTCCCACGGGTCCACAGGGAGCGACCGGCCCCCAGGGCAGACAAGGCATCCAAGGTTCCCAAGGCATCCAGGGCCCGCAAGGGGAGAAGGGTGACAAGGGCGACAGCGGCGTATCCGCCCCCTCGAACGGCTTCTTCACGCTCAGCATGGAAGGCGACGGCGACCTGTACGTGAACTATCCGGACAACACGAACCCACCCTCGTTCGTCTGGGACTCCGAGAGCGGGAACCTGTACGTGGACATCCCGGAAAGGTGACACATGGCGCGACTATTGATCGGCAACATCAAAGGCCCCAAAGGCGACAAGGGCGATACCGGGGCCACCGGCCCGCAAGGCAAGCAAGGAGCGCAGGGCGTTCAGGGAGCTAAAGGCGACGGCGGCCTTCCGGCGCTCGTGATGAAGAAATCCCTCGTCGGCGAATATCCGGTGGGATCCACTTTCACGGGGAACGTGAGCGAATGGTTGAACCGAACACCACTCGCCAACGAATATTCGACCGCATTGTCAGGTGGCGGAAAATACAGCATCGTCTGGCAGTGCGTTTCACAGTCCGGCAGCCTATTCACGGGAAAGACGATTTCCCGTCAATCCATCATCGGTGCGCAAGGCCCCAAAGGAGCCACTGGAGCCGCCGGGCCTACTGGTCCGCAAGGCCCTGAAGGTCTGAAGGGTGACAAGGGAGACAAAGGGGATATCGGGCCGGCCGGGCCAGCAGGTCCCACCGGGCCTACTGGTCCTACCGGTCCCATTGGCCCCACCGGTCCCATTGGAGCTACCGGGGCCACCGGCCCGCAAGGCAAGCAAGGAGCGCAGGGCGTTCAGGGACTGCAGGGTCCACAGGGGCCGTCCGGTCCGCAGGGCGCCAGCGGCGTGACGGCACCCGCATCAGGATTCTTCACGCTCCAGGTCGATCCGAACGGAGACCTGTACGCCGTATACGCGGACACGGCCACCGCGTCAGAAGCTCCCGTCTCCTACGATCCGACGACGGGAGACCTGTACTACACGATCAACGACGGAAAATAAGGAGCACGCATGACGAAGATTCTGCTCGGCAACGTCAAAGGCCCCAAGGGCGACACCGGACCGCAAGGCAAGCAGGGAGTGCAAGGACCGCAAGGCCCGACCGGGGCCACCGGAGCGACCGGCGCCACCGGGGCGAAGGGTCCAACGGGAGCCACTGGGCCACGAGGACTGAGCCTACGGAAATTCAATGGCGACATCAACGGTTCGGGTGATGGCGGAGAAGTGAGAAAAATTGCCCTATCTGGTATTCAGCCAAATGGAAACCTGCAGGTCGGAGACACCATTTTTGACCAATATCAACACACAGATGGTCTTGAACTTGGGTTCTGGCAGGTCACCGCCATCAACGGTAGCGATGTGACTGTCAAAGGCGTCGGTAGCTACATCGTGCACAAAGGGCCGAAGGGTGACAAGGGAGACAACGGCATGAGCGTGAGCCAGGCATTCATCGCCGCCCACCCCGTGGGCTCCCTTTACTGGACCACTTCCACGGCCAATCCGGGAACAACCTACGGAGGCACTTGGAAGGAATGCGGCACGACGCTTCCGGGACACATCTACCAGCGCACAGCCTGAAAGAGAAAGGAACATCAATGGCACGAACCACGAACATCACCAGATACACCTGCGACCGATGCCACGCTTCCGCATACCTCGCCGACGGTGACCCACGCACCTCCAGCGACTGGCACGACATCACCCACACCACCGTCGACGGAGTCGCACAGGGCGCGCTCGTCTGTACCGCATGCTGGCAGACGTTCAAAGCGCTGGCAGCCACGCAGGACGCCGCCTACGCCGCATACCTCAACAACACAACAGATAGGAAGGAATGACCATGACCATGAATCTCATCACCGGCAAGGCCGGCGCTCCGCACATCACATCCAGCGACCAAGGAGCCATGCAGGCCGGACTGGTCGGAAACGGCAACTACCTGCTGCAAGGCAGCGACGGCAAATTCCCCGCCGTGACCATGCAGTCAGCAAACAAAGCGCTCATCCCGGTCCTCAACCTTGTGATCGAAGGACGATACGCACGCGTCACCGCGGCGGAAACCGTCACCATCGAAAGCGGAGTCACAGGACGGCACCGCAACGACCTAATCTGCGTGAAATACACGCGAGACTCGAACAACATCGAAACGATCGCGCTCGCGGTGCTGAAGGGCACCGCCACCAGTGGCACGGCGGCTGACCCCACGGTACCGTCGGGTAGTATCCTGAACAATTCCGGCACCGTATGGATTCCGATCGCCCGTATCCCGATCAGTGGCATCACCGCTGGAACTCCTGTCATGCTTGTCAAGCAGTTGCCTCCGATGAGCCAGCTGTGGGATTCCGTAACCC